CCCTGCATTTGCTTCGGTGTCAGGTTTTTCCAGTAGGGAAAAACCCGACAAAAAAGCTATGATTCCCTTCCGGGAATCATATTGCGATCTTTAAGCCAGCAACAATAATCTATTGTTGTTTGACTTGGAGATCTACACTCCCTGCCCGTTTACATTAAACGGGATAAGTATCTTGTTGTTAAACTCGATACCTATGTTAACCGACTTCCGTCGGCATCCATCTCCAGATGATTCTTGATGAGAATCGTCTTTCAGAGATTTTGAGGTGCTTCTTCCCTCTTTGAATCAAAGGGGTAAGATAGAACTTCAAAAGTGCTGGATAACCGTCAAGTCTATCTCGGTATGTCTCCGATTTTAGACTAGGCGCTCGAAGTACGAGGCGTTGAAGGATGGGATCCCATTTCTGGGCATCGCAGGCGTCAACACGACTATGCCAGCCTAACGCGCCTGAATTCTTACCGATAAGGGGGAGTTTGGCTTTTAAACCAGACTCAACTATATCAGCAAGATCAGTTGCAAATTTATAAAGCCCGCGCATCCAAGCTTGGTTGCTCGTGCTTACAAAACTTGCATAAGCGTTAGCCTCTTTAGGAGAAATGTCTGGATCGAAACGTAGATACAGTGGGGTCACATCGTACCCCTTAAATGCATCTACGCCACAACTTTCTCGGAAGTTACCTTCGAAGAAAGATTTCTTTTGGTTGACAAGTAGACCAAAAGAATTGATCCAGTCAATCACGTCGCGTGCGTAATTCGTGGGTACGATAATATCATCACCGTACACGCGAACACGTTTGGCGATACGTTTTACATCCCGATAGGATGGCCTAAAGTAGCCATCCTTAAACAAAATACAGCTGATCGCAATACATGCGAAGACTGTACTCTGAACAGGGAATGTAAGAGCGTTACCCATACCAGCGAACTTTGACAAGTCTCGGGCGACCTTTTTACGATCGTCAAAGACTTTGTCCGAGCGACACAAGAGCATATGCTCTAAGAAGAGCGGATGCCTGTTGAAAACAAGCTTAACCAGCTTTAAGCTGAGTAAGTCGCTTGCAGCAGATAAATCGAGTGTCGACCATTCGCCGGTACGAGAGCCGATCATAGCAAGGTGTTGATTCTTACTTTGATCGGTGAGTGCTAACGTAGAAGACAGTACTTTGCACTTCGCAATCGATTCACGAAGTACAGAGTTGAGACCTTGTTGAATAAACATATTCATCAAGGGCTCTACTGTTATCGTACGTCTGGAGGTGGCATTTTTTGCCACGGATACCAGCCTAGCACACTCGCCAAAAGGACGTCTTGGAATAAGTTCTCCAAGTTCTCCTTGCTCTCCATAAACCAATTGGTCGGGAGAATCCCGATCATATGGATGAATGAAGAGTCGTTCGTCATCCAGTTGCCAATCATGGCAAATGGACGACTCAAGGTTGAACGTAGAGATGTGGGGAGACTCAACAGTGAGCTCTCCATAGACTGTAGACCACTTCTGGTTTCCAGCCACCTTTTCAAAGACGGCACCCGGTCCGTGCTTAGGGAGAACCTTCTCTGGACAATAAAAGTCGAGCGAAGGTAGAATATATCCCGAAACACGTGAGAGCAAAACGCTACGCGCATCATCGAAAATCGATGCTTCGCATCGGCGTTCAGCATCCCAGAAAGTGCTGACAGCAGATCGATGGAGCTCAGTTGCTCGATCTTCTGCTGATTTGCACTTCTTAAAGAGTCTAAGTGCCTCTCTAAGGCACTTAATTGCCCCAACATCTGGGGCCTCTTTAAGTTTACCGGTATTAGTGTTGAACACTTTGCACAGCAAACCCGAAAACAATTTCGGGAGAGCTTCCCCGCGATTTCTTTTGAAACCGTAGGGACAGGCAAACCGCCCGTCTGCGAGACCCCTGTCAAGGGAATCGCATAGGGACGAAAGGGCAACGGAGAGAAAACCGATGCCTTCGTGTTCAAAACGTGCCTTGATTGTGACTTTGTCACGATCGAGTCCTTTCACGCTAGAGTCAAGCCTCATAAAATCATCTATGAGGCTGAAGAGGAGTCTCAAACAGAGCGGACTTTTCATTACTTGCTCCTTGAGCTAAGTAATTCCGAGTCATGCTCAGAGATCCTGTGATGGACGATACTAAGAGCCCTTAGGGTCTCCAAGTATCTTATCTATGATTCGATCAACAACACCGTCCATGTACTCCTGAGTGACACGCTGTGATGTACTATCCACAGCAGGAAGCCCAGGATTGGAAGGTGCCGATGAAACGAGACCATGGATGAATCCATCCGTTGATACGACCGCTCCAGGTGCCATGATTGCTAAAATCAAAGCAATGATAGCAGTCTGGAGTTGTGGCGAAGGCTGCATGAAATGTCTCCTTGTGAATTCGGAGACAGCCTGCCGCCTCCGCTTACATCCGCAATTTCCAATCAAATGGAATACTACGATTGGAAATTGAGGAATTTGGCCGTAGTAACGTCGGCATCTGCTAGAGTATCCGTCAATGCCTTCACAAGTGCCACCATAGCGGTGGAAGTGAAGCCAAAGGGCGGAACTGAAACAGACAATGACGCCGTAGCAGTTTGCTGCGACGTCAATCCAGTGTACGGCGAGACAGCGTCGACCGTCAACTTCATTTGCATGTAGTGACGATCGCCGCCCTTGCCAGTACTATGGTTGAAGGTAAGGACATATTTGTCCGTACCATCATGTCTGCGTTCAGACCCGTAGTTATCGCTCTTAACGACGTAAAGGTTAAGAGCGGGCGTCGGGGCTGCAGCAGCTACCGTAATTGGATCAACAAGCATAACAACTCCTTGATTGGTGACGAATTGAAGACGCTTCACAGCGTTTTCAATTCTTGGCCCACTTCGATAGAAGCGCGCCGATGATGGCCTGCTGGTCAGTCGACAATGTTGTCGGCCGACTTATGGTCTTCACGCGCGGCAGCGACGAGATATCAATTCGTTTTTGATATCTGTAACCCAGCGTAGAGGATTGGTTCGCAACTTTTACTTCGAGTTGCGTACTACTTCCTGAGCTGGAACCATTATATGTTACATTCGTCGTTGACGTAGTTCTTATACGCACGTTCTTGGTTACATTCCCACGACTACAATAGGTAATGAAACCATAGTTGAAAAGACTGTCGTCAGCGCGAATAGTGTCGATAACATCGACATATTCGCCAATGCCGGCAAACCAATCAACTAACCAAGTCCAAGGGACAATGTTGTACACGTCCGCTGGAGTAGGTAGAACGCCCCACTTCTCAAGCAACATCTGCTTGCGAAGCACGGGAACTGCGACATCGGGAAAATCAAGTGTTAGATTGAGCATCATACGAAGCTCAATTTCACGCTTCGAAGAGAAGCCTGAACTAACAATTGATTCCCCAGTGCCAAGTTCTGTGAGTAAGAACGGTTGGCTAGCAATACTTTCAGCAAGAGTTCTTCTCGTGCGGAAAGTTGTTGGTAATCCCCTTCGCGAAATAAGATAATTAACATGTTTCGCGATGATAGTCGGGAGTTCCAACATTTCATTGACTGACCTCATCGTACTTTCCCAACCAAATTTCCAGTTTAAGTACTGGTCTCCGGCATCTTTTATGCCAAAGTCCTTCCGTCTTCCTTTAACGGAAAATGGAAAGATTTTTGAAGGTTGGGTATAGTAGAAGAGCTCAACGGTCTTCCTCAATGTCATAGGGAGATCCTTGAGTTCGGCAACGTTGTAGGCTAGAGGAAATTTTCGTGCCGATGGCAAGCAATTGCTTAACATCGACATATAGTGCTTCTGGAACTTTACAGTTGCATTAGCACGTTCCTCAGCCAAAAACGCGTCGTAGTCAGTTTGAAAGACTGGGAACTGTGGACCATCCATCCGGATATATCGGGTAGCCCTGTTATTGGCTTCCTGCGTTTCGCAGGGTTTACCAAAATAGGTCGCCGATCTATTCTCGATGAACCAGGAATTAGTCCGGCCACCGGAAGAAGCATACGGGATGAACAATTCAAATTCACCCTGAGTGCTTCCCAGACCTCTGGTACGAACTGTTGTATCAGAGATTAACCCACGGATCGCAGCTTGGGTAGCTCTACCCGCTGTGAACTGTGAGTCGGTCACTGTCGTATCGATAATGGGAGTGCGTGCGATGATACTGCACTCACTCGCAAGTGGATCGTTATACCAGCGATGATAAACGCGATATTCACTTAGATTTCGCGTTTTCCTCGTGATAGTAACGGGCCGTCGAGTACGATTAACGGATGTTATCTTTGCACTCGGAAATCGGACCTTAGAGTATGGATCAAGGGCAAGTGCCAAAGATCCAATAAACTGAGGGCCAAAGACCATATATGCAAAGAGTTCCAACCAGTTCCTAGAACTGCTAGCAAGCTTCTTAGCCCGGTACTGGTAAACTTCGCCAGTATCGTTCGCGGCCGATTTGAGGATAAGTTCTCCTTGCATCGGCAGCGATTCAGGTCCGGGCATAAGTCACCTCCTTAGCGTGAAAGAGTGGAGAGGACAGGCCGTCCTCAGGGGGTCCCGCAAGGGACCTC